AACCTTGAGCAACTTCCTTGGAGGCATAGCTAGAGCCGTTGTCGAAGGAAGCGGACACGCTCTTGGTCGGGAAGTTGGTCGACTCGAAGAACTTGACGCCTTCAAACTGCACACCAGTCGGCATCACGGGCTCACCAGCCAGGAAATAGCCCTGACCAGCTTGGGGACCCATGTAGAAGCTGGCGTTGTTAGGCATCATGGGGTTGCCCATGTACATGCCTTGGCCAGGATTGCCGCTATAACGTGCGATCTCACGGAAGTCAGGATCACGACGCAGGTGCATCATGAAGGTAGGATCACAGATGCAGCGATACAAACCATCAGCGAAGGTAGGAGTATTGCGCTTACGCAGGTCCTTAACAACGGTCAGAAGGTCGGTACGCACCTGGAACTGCTGCACCTCATTGCCATACTCAGTGGAGGTGTAGGACACACGACCCTGAGAATCTTTGGTCTTACCACCAGCGAAGTAGTAACCACCTTGGGTAGTAGAAGCAACACCGTTAGCTTCTGCTTTGGCAAGTTCGTCAATGAAGACGCGGTCACGCCAACGGCGATAGTCGTCAAGCAGAGTCAGGCTGCCGATCGACTGGTGGAACATGTTGAGGTTACCGGTGTCCAGCAGAAGACGCTGGGCGGTAATCAGGGTTTCCCGAGCAATTTTGAAGGTGCTGGGTTGGGTCGGATCGCCCGGGTCGGCAGGACCAGTGTATTCCTTAAGCACCACCAGGACTTTCTCCTTGGTGATGTTACGGCTGTTAGCGGTACCGATAGTTTGGTCGGCAATACGCTCACGGCTGTCCTTCGTACCAGGGGTACCCCAGAACTTATAGCGGTCTAACTGAACGGTTTGACCGGGCTGACGGGTGAAGTCATGGACCACCACGGGCTCCACTGCCATTTCGGCAATGTAAGCAGGGTGAGGACGGTAAAGTTCCGCACCCAGAATCTTTGGAAAGTCGTTATCAATGAACACTTTGTTTTATCCTCCAGTGTCGCAGGAAGTGTTTTATCGGGTGAAAGATTCAGACATTGATATGTCTTATCTATCACAAATTTTAGCAGCCGGTAATTTATTTATTACACGTACTGCATAGTTGTCATCCCAAGTCCACGGGGATTCTGGGAAACGTAAGGAGATTCGGGATCAAGACCTCCACCTTGCTGGAAACCAGGTAGACCCATGGCACCCGGAATAGCGCCAAGTGCTACACCGCCGAGACCAGCGGTAAGTGCGGCGGCAGGAACTGCAACTGCACCTAAGCCTGTTTTAAGACCTGAATAAATACCTGCTTCGGTGGCTTGAGGGAGTCCTTGAAGTGCTCCAGCAATTCCGCCAAGTGCTGCGGCTCTCTTGCTTTCACCTGCACGTTGGGCACGCAATTTGTTAATTGCTTCCGCCTGGGCGGCTTCAGCGGCGCTAACTTCTCGTACAGAAGTCTTGATAGGAGCGTAGATATTTTGAGAGGCAGATGTCAGCCCTTGGATCGCTGCTTTCTTCCCTGTATTCAAGGCATTTGCAAGAGGACCTGCAAATTTACCGGCAAGCGCACGACCACCTAATAAACCTGCTGCACCGCCAAGAGCACCGGCACCTGCGGCAAGTGCAGCAGAGCCTGGATCTTCACCTTGAGAAAGGGCATACCCGCCAACACCTAAGGCGGCGGCAGCAGGTACACCGTATTTAAGAATGCCACGCATGGCATCACTCCATCACAAACAGTTTGTTTGCAACAACTTGAGGCTGAGCTTGGTTCAGGATGCGCCAGGCTTGGCTTGGATCGTGATCCATCTGTTGCTTGAAAGAACCCCAGAAGTTTTCAGGTTGCTGAGGAGCGGCTGCAGCGGGAGGAGCAGGGAATTGACCCATTGCTGCGTTAATAGGAGCAGTGGGGTAACCACGGGTCTCCAGTTGCGCTTCGTTTTCGTACACGGGATAAGGACCTTCGGGACCAAAGAACTTCAGCGTGTAATCGCTGAGCACATCTGGGTTGGTGAGAATTTCGTTGTACGCCAGATTTTCGGTGTGCTCGTTAACAGCAAAATTGGCGTAGCCCTGAATCAGATCCTTGGCTTGATTGCCCCAGGCAACGGCGCTGTCCAGCATTCCTTCAAGCTGAAGGGCATAATTATTTAGAACTGCCGGTGCGTTTACCCCGTACGCGTCGATCACCATCCGGCTTTCCTGGTTCAGACCCAGGTAGTCCGCGATTGCGTTCTGTACGTCCGGTGTCGGATCCAGTCCGTCCAGCGTTGAGTAAAGAGCCGAGGAGATTTGGGAAGAGCTGGGCAATGAGGCCCGGCTGGTTGATAAGGTCGGCGCTGCCGAGTTGGGCATAGCCTGGTTGCTGTACTGTCCGTAATTCGCCGGGGTATACGGAGTCGTCGCTTGTGATGGTTGCGCCTGGAACGGGGATTGAACTGGTGCGCTCAGCAGGTTCACCACCTTGTTGAACGCCGATTCCCACGGATTGCTGTTGCTGCCCGAATCCGGCTGGAATTGGGGGGCGTACTGAGACGGGGCGGATTGGTAGCTGATATTCGGCTGAGGGACCGCTTGGGGGTAGCTGGTACCCACTTGATACTGAATCGGAGCCGCCACTGGAGCTTGAGGTGCCGGAGCTTGGGCCGGTACCACGTAGCTGCTTGGAGCCACCGCCACTGGTGCCTGGCTCGTCTGTGGGATCGATTGGACGGTAGCGTCCTGCATAACTCATCTCCTTTTGTAGAGCTTCTAATGTTCGATACAGATATGGCGTTAAATCCAATCTTGGATCCGCAGCCATCGGAAGATCCGGTGCTTGCGGGTGGGGAGTCTGCATCATGCCCCCCACTAGTTTAGCGAATTGAGAGTATGCACCCTGCAATTCATTCACCATCCTGAAAGGGAACCCAGATAACATCTCGGCCCGTTCCTCATCCGTCTTAGACGGAAAGAGGTATTTCAATGCTTCAATGCTATCAACACCTAACTCTTGTAAGTTGCGCACCACAATGGAGTTGTTCAGCGTGTCTTGCGTTGAGTCTTCGTAAACAGGTCCCAGCCATCGCCAAAGAACCGTGACATCACCATCCGGAATAAGGCCCATAACTCCGGGTGGAATCTGCTGTGCTTCAACACAAGCAACCATTAGATTTTTAACTTGAGCATTAAATTGTTTCATTGCCTCTTCGTAGGCAGAAACTTCTTCCTCTGGCGCATCAGAAGATGGCCTGATTGGCTTTTCAATCTTTGCCGCCTGAGCAAGTGTTGATTTAAATAGCTGCTCTTCTTGATAAACAATTAGCTCAAGACACCGCGCGATACCATGTGTGTAAATAGCATTAGCTTTTTTCTTTGAAGTTGCAGACACCCGACCAAACAAAGATTTGTATTCGGTTGCGGTAACGCCTGCTGAAATGGAAAGCTCATCTACACCGCCCAGTGCTGTGCGAATCTCTTCTCGATATTGACGAGCAAATGCGTTTTGGTCTCCAGTGATGGCATCTGGAACAATGTAACCAACACGGTCGTTTGGCTCCAGGTTTGCGATGATGCGAGGGACACGAAGCTGACCGTCAACGCCACGACTGACTGGATCAGCCTTAAACATTGAGCGACTCAATGGAGCAGGGCTTGTGAATCCCGAGTTTGCAGCAATGGAGGGACGTTGAATTGTGGCTTCTCCACCTGCTTCCATAAGGTCGGTCTTAGGCCTGGAAGAAAGAAGTGTCGGATTACCAAAGAAAGTAATGTTTTTGCGCATTGTGCGCATTAAATCGTCATGAGTGCAAATGTGGTTTGCCATGGCGTCAAACTCTCCGACGCCTTCGTTGGAAAATCCCTTCGGATTATTGAGAATCTCAACGCAAGGAATAAAGCCTAAGCTGTTGGTAAATGTTTTAGTTTTACCAGGGGTTGCATAGCTAGGCATGTCAAAAGACATTTCGCCTTCTGAATGTGTTTCTTCGATTGAGTCGTTTTTAATAGAAAGCCTGATGTATCGCTTGGCCCCTTGATTACCAGTATTGGTGGCACCGGTAAGAGTGCTGATATTAATATTTTCATTAAGGCCAAATCCCTTTTTGACCTTATAGCTGTAGATAATTACAACTTCATCTAACTCGCCATCTACGTTATAGAAAGCGCGATATTCGTGTTCGCGGAAATAATAAAGACGATAGCTGAACTTGGTAGGACGAATGTAAAAAAGACCCTTGCCGTCACAGAGGAAATACTCCCAGATGGAATCTAGGCGTGTATCCATCTTGTTGTACTTCAGCACGCGGTCGATAAAATCTTTGCGCTGGTTGCCAAAGTTATCTTGAGATGGGAAAAATTCAACTCCCTGGCGAATGCCAAAGAGTTTCATCTGTGCAATATGAGACGCGACAATGCCGGTATCAACAACAATGTCGCTATCTTTTTCAAGATAGGCATTGATAATTTCCTGAAGCCGGGCCTTAGCGTCTGCCATTATTGAACTCGTTTAACTAAATACTAACAGATTAAAAACGGCCCGTCACATTACCTTGAACACCGTACCCAGGGGAAGCATTAAAGGTGCGAGGAGTGCGTGTCACATTCACGTCAAAACCAAACATCGGCGTACGGTAACCGATTCCAAGTTGCCCACTCTGGTCTTGTACGTTGTAGTTGCCTCCTAGATTAACCGATTGATTTGCATCTAATTGTGCATTTAAATTTCCACGGAGATTTTTGACTTTTTCGTTTTCAATATCAACACCTAATGTAATAGGAGGCCCGGAAGGGCCACCTGACTGTTGTTGCATGTATTCCTGCATTTGTTGCATATTCATGTTCATGCCGCCTCCCAGGGCTGCAGCGCCAATATTTGCACCTGCTGGCTGCGCTTGTGCGAGCAAGCCCCCAACATTGCCGATACCAGCGGAAGGCATTTCCCTTTGTAAAGGATTGTTGCGTTGATAATCTTGAATGTATTGACGCCAGCTCCCTGGAGCTTTGAACATTTCTTTAAATTGCTTCTCCTCTTCGGCGTCAGGCTTCCCAGGGCCAATCGGAAAACTAAGTCCGCCAGCCACAAAATTGCCTGGCGCTCCAGGAACATTGGTCATTCCGCCGTAAGTTATGCCGCCGTAAGCCATCTAACTACACATCGATCTTTTTATTTTACTCTTCTATAACCTCGTAGCCAGCGGCGTCATTTACTTTACTGAGGACAATGCCGTTACTACGTACATCCCAATTAAGCACATCGCCTTCTTGCCAACCTAGTTCTTCGATCACCTCGTCAGGCAGGGTAATGTACTGATCACCGTTTTCGTCCTCCTGGACCTCGAGGATGTAACTCATTTTGCGGAAAGCATTGTCTCGATTAGTTTATCAAGCTTATTATTAATTTCGCGAAAGTTGTCACGCATATCTTGAATTTCTCTTAAGAAATC